ACTTTAATAGAGAATCTGTTGCAGAAATGAACTCTGGCGGCAAAAAATCCGGTGGGCTGGCGTATCAGTCTCTCACGGGAGAAAGTGTAGGCGGAGACTATTTTCAACACAACAACATGGTTCCTTTTTTTGGTAGCAACCTAAGAAACAGCAATACCAGTGCCAATTCAACCGAAGGTATCTTAGATAATTATTCCGGTGCAGGTTCTCAATCTATCACCAAAAAAGAACAATCTCCCTTGTTTTCTCCCAACGAGAACACGCAATGGGCTCACGGCGCACCTAACCAATCGGATTTTATACAATCACGTGTTAATCCTAGTATGAAAATGTCCAATGTCAACCCATTTAAACAAGAAAATGTTGGTCCTGGTCTTGGACTTGGTTACACTAATGAAGGTGCCGGCGGATTTAACTCTGGTATGGCACAACGAGATGCTTGGTTACCCAAAACGGTGGATCAATTACGTGTAGATAATAACCCAAAATCATCAGGAAGATCGTTGCTCGGTCTCGAAGGTCCAGCGAATAGTTCTATTAAGAATATTGCGACTCGTGAACAAATGGGCGTTATGGAAAAACATCGCCCGGAAAGAAGTTTCGAGCTTGACAATCGCAGCATGAGCAATCCGAACGATAGAGATATTGGCAGATTATTTACCACCGGTGGTATTGAAAAAGGACAAACTATGCGTGCTGTCCCGATCGAACGTCACGTTTCGCGTCCAGAGACTGCTATTTCATATGTCGGTGCTGCCGGTTATCAAAATGAAGCCTCATATATGCCTGGTGAATATATGCCTTCGCACAATCAACAATTAGGTCAGGTACAGCTCGGTGTTGCAAATGCACAAGGTAGAAACTATGCAACGGATGGAGACTATGGAATAAAATCGAAAATGGCATATCCCAATAACCGATCGGCAAATAAACAAGACAGTTACTTTGGTATGGTTGGTGGTAGCATTGGTGCAGCAGTTGCGCCATTGTTAGACATATTCCGCCCTTCACGAAAAGAAAATGTGATTGGTACTCTGCGCCCATATCAAAACCCGGGCACAACCGTTCCGCAATCCTATATTTTTAACCCTGCGGATAAGTTGCCAACTACTGCCCGCGAAACTACTGAAAATTCGAAATTCCACTTAAACGTGAATGCAAACCAGCATGGAGGCGCGTTTGAAGTTACTGGACATCAAGCTCCTGATACTAGCCGCCAAGATACCGGCAATTTCTATTATGCAGGTGTTGCTAGTGCCGGCGGTGGAACCAAACAAATGACCTCTTATGAATCTGGATATAATCAACGAAATAATGATATTAAATCGAGCACGATTGATGGTCGCCTAGTAAAAGGAAATATGTCATTGTTAAATTCGGATGTGAATATGCGTCAAAAATCACGAGATGATTTTTTGAAGAATTCACGCCCATTAACCGGCAATATGCCGTATAAAACTCCGGATATGAATACTATGGGACGGGTTGCTGGAAATGAACGTTCTCTATATTCGAATATTCAAATGGATCGTACCAGCCCAGAAATAATGAATGCATTACAGTCTAACCCATATGTAGTTGACCATCGTAAAGGATTATAATTATTATACGATATTCACCGTTACTGGTAAATGGTCCGATCCATATTCCAAAAACCCGTTTTCCATATTATCCGGGTATTTTGGACACGTTGATCCGGCACTTATTTTTAAACCCTTTGACAAAATATTATCAATATTCATCTTGCGCTCGATGTAATACGTCGGACACGTTGTATTATGAATGGTATAATTTGGGATATTATAAAACCTTGTATTCTTACTATATTGATGATTAAAATCACCTCCTATAATGCCAATGTTAGTTTCTAATAATAATGGCATTATACTATTCAATTGTGCATATCTATTTTGTATGGATACATCGCTTAAATGAATATTATAGATTCGACACGCCTTATTCTTATACAAACAATCGGTTTGAACGCCAAACTCCAATCTATGGTGCTGCATTGATTTATCTGAAAAATCGGTCTTTTTTAACAATGTAACATTTCCGCTATTATTTTTCGTCTTATGCCAATTGATCCGACATAATGGCGTCAAGATATACTTATCTCGCAACAATTTATTCAATTTGTTGTATTCGGTCGGCATTACCTCTTGCAATAAAATCACGGTCGCATCTTGCTCATTTATGTATTTCATTATACGGTTAAACCGATCACTCGCATTGCACCGAATCGCCTTTTTTACCTCACTGTATGTTTTCGCATCGATCCATTCCGACGCTAAAATATTCCAACTTAATACTTTCATTATACATGTATGTACATACTTTTGTAAACGTATATTTTTTACATTTACAAACATTATTATGACGATTGTGTTACTGCTTTTCCTAAATAAAATAATATTCCAGTTATCCCCGCTGAATTATTACATACCACATTCAACGTATCATTCATATTTTGAACTTCCCCTATATCGCCAAACTTTCTATCAAATATACGTCCAACGCCAATTATGTGCAACGCATTATTGCCAATATTAATGCCGCCGATTTTTATGCCATCTATCAGTGTTCCGTCTTTCTCCTTTGTTTCAAATAGTTCTGGCGGATACGGAAAACTAGTGTAGTTATCTGATCCAATAATGCTATTTGATGGCGCGTTCTCTATTGATGGAGATGTTGCCCATAAATCTAAACTTAATTTATTATCGGCTAGATTGTTTGTTAATGTAAAATTAAATTTCGGGGGAAATACGCCTCCTGCTTGTGGCGCAACCGCTATAAAACTTGTTACCTTCTCTGTTTCCATATTTAATACTATTGTTTCTGGACGGTCCGCTTTAAATATTGCTGCTTTGTACTCCTTTTTTGGTTCGGGCTCTGGTTTAGATTTATTTACTATATCCTTTTTATTATCCAGATCAGGTCGGCTTGATGAAATTGCATTGATATAAAAGGAGGTTTCGGGGTTGAATTGCTTTTGCTCACTTTGCATGCTTGCTCCCAATCCGGGTATCCCAGCGGCTATCGCATTATCTTTTACTTGCAATAATTCCACTCCATATCGTTTCGGCTGAATATTTGACTTTGGTTTCTCCGCTATATTCGCTGCCGGTTTTAGTTGATCCAATCCTTCGATATTTGATGATAATAACCCTAAAATCGTATATGTTGATATTAACCACAATAGTATTAATAATAGAAATATCGCCAACAGCATATATATTATTGTGCGAGTTCGGGATATTGCCATGCTATTATTCTGTATATGATACTAAAAGATATTATATTCGGCTCGTTATCTTACATTTGTTATGAAAGTCATTTAAATATTTTTCATTATATATATTATCAACCATGGATAAAGACGCAACAATTAAGGAATTACAAGATAGGGTTGCCTTTCTTGAAGCCGAATTACTTACTACCAAAGAACATCTCAAAAAATATACTGCACCTGCTAGTAGAAAAGAATATTACGAAAAAAATAAAGAGGCTATAAAAGAACGAATTCGAAAATATAAAGAAGATACAAACTATAAACCAACAACAGAGCAAAAGAAAGAATACAATAAACAAGCCTATTTGCGCAGAAAAGAACAACTTAAAAAAGAAATGGAAGAAAAACAAAGTAACGAAAGTATTTAGCAATAAGTATATTTTACAAAAAATCACTTAAACAAAAATGTTTAGTAAGTATATAGGATGGGTTATATTTACACAATCACTAACAAGACGGATAATAAAACATATGTCGGACAAACAGTACGGGATTTAGAAGCCAGATGGAAAGATCACTTAAAAAAGCGTAGCAATTGTAGATATCTACATTCCGCGCTTAAAAAATATGGCATTGACAATTTTGTATTCAAGTTAGTGTGTATAACGTTTGATAATCAATTAGACGATATGGAAATAAAATATATTGAAAAATACAATTGTTTGGTACCGAACGGATACAATTTAAGGCTGGGAGGTAACTCGGGCAAACATAATGCAGAAACAAAACAAAAAATTTCTGATTCTTTAAAGAAGAATTTTGCGAATGGTCTTGTTCATTCGAGACATCAATTAGGTAGACCACACGATGAAACAACTAAGCAAAAAATAAGTGAAAGTTTAAAAGGACGCAAATTATCTAAGGAATCAATAACTAAAAGTATTGTAAATAGAAGAAAAAACAAAATAATACAATTTGATACTGATGGAAATAGATTAAATTCATTTGATAGTTGTAAAGCAGCAGCAGCACATATAGGTGTATCACTCGCATACATATGTATGTGCTGTATTGGAAAAGCAAAAACCGCAAAAGGGTATGTTTGGAAATATGAAAGTATTATATAACAATGCACATAATAAGTATTTCAATTATTATGTGTATATAAAATTCGCCTCCGGAGTGTTTCGATCACTCTACCTAACGGTTTTTGTAAATGAGTAATATTATCATTTTATAACAGCCGTTTGCTCTCCCAATTGAGCTACGGAGGCAGCGAGTAACTTTTCGGCAAACTCATTCCGTATACACCCGGTAAGGGGGTCGAACCCTTGACCAAATGCTTTCATACTACACCAGTTATGCAGTTAAAAGGCATTCACTCTTCCACTGAGTTAACCGGGTAGATTGAGACATTAAGGCTGCCTTGGATTTCCAGAAAGATTATATTATCAAAAATACATTATATACAACGATAGCTCCTACTGAGACTCGAACTCAGGTTTCAGGATTCAAAGTCCTGAGTGATAACCACTACACTATAAGAGCAGATACTCATCCGGTGCCAAGATATTTTTAAGGAAAATATCCAAACCTATTATGCTGCACGAAGTGGGAGTCGAACCCACGCGTAATATACACCAGGTCTTAAGTCTGGCTCCTTAGACCACTCGGACATTCGTGCGTCTTGTGATACAGTATCACTCTATATATCATTACTGTATCTTTATATCATTTAAATACAACATATATTATCCTCCAACCCGCTGCAATAGTGCGGTCTCGATCCGCAGACCTTTGGCTCATAAGACCAATGCTCTAACCAACTGAGCTACAATTGCTTTATCAAAAACCCTTCTGCTATATACAGTACATACACTACCTACACATAGTAATATATGGAGTCGTCTTTATATTATTTTATCAAATAATTTAATATACAATCGATGTTATGATGTGTCTGCATTATACCACATGGGTTATAATGCAGACACATTTGAAAAAATTGATCGGTTCATTATTTATTTGTAATAGGTGTAATTATGCAACTTGATAATCGTAAAAAACCCAGAGGTTCTAGATGTTCAACCGAGGGTAAAAAGTATGAATACGTTATTCACGATATAGTTAGCCGATGCACAATCAATGGTAAAATACCATTTAATACACAATTGAAAGAAGACCTCGCCGGTTCTAGTGCTGAAAACGACATTGTCTGCAATTTCATACAACAAAATGATGTTCCTATCGAAATAAAAAAAATGAATACACCTGACTGGATGCAATGCTCCCTTTTGTACAATACTGAATTAAATAAATGGACCGGCAGTTCTAAAAACAAAATTCCAAATGCAGCAAAACATATTTTTGAAAATTTGATTGCATCCAGCAACCTATTTAACGGCAAAATACCCCCGTTTATGACAATTAATATTACACACGAGGAATGGTTACGTATAAAAAGTGAAACTACCGACTTTAATGACACATATATGGATTGTCCAAATGATACGATCGCAAATTTGTATGCTGAAAAAGGTTGTAAATATATACAAATATCAAACAAAGGACTCTATCATCTCGGCGATGATATCTGTAATTTCCAGGTTCCCCTCTTTGACTGCGAACAAGAATTAAGAATTCGAACAAAAATACATTCACGTAGTAACTCCAAGGGGTTTTGCTGTTTATCTGTCACAATTGCTTGCAAACCAAGAAATATAAAAAACCTTCAACCTAGCACGTATAGTCTAGACAATATACAAATGCTCCCGAATAATCTAACATATATCTCGTAAAATAGACAATATTACGATTTCTGATGACAATTTACTTTTATTCATACCATAATTCCAATCCACTTCTATTATTACATATTGCTTGTATAATTCGCGGATATATTCGCAGTTATTATACGTCATTAACCAATTCGTTTTATTTTTTATCACATCGAATAACTTGTTGTGATCGAATTTCTCGTGCATATCGCCATTGTTGCCATATAAATTCGACTTCTTTTGTAAATAGTACGGCGGGTCTAGAAATATAAATGACTTAGATGTTGTATGCTCACATAAGAATGGTTCAAAATCGTCATTATATATCGTCATATGCGATAAATCTAATGCTTCTACCCGATCAATCGATGACGCCGTATATCGCTTTTTACTAGCTTCCTCCGAATATCCTCCGGACAATGTTGCTCCACTAAATGAACACCTATTTATAATAAAATATAATTTGGCTTGTTCTATGACATTATCCGCTAATCCTAGAATTGTATTCCGATAATTCGTAAATTCATCCTTTGATACTGTCGGCATTTTACGTAATTCATCACATAACTGTCTCTTATTTGTTTTGACCTGTAACCAGAAGTTGTATAATGGTGCAAATTTGTCATTTACGATCAATTCTTTTTTATATTTGTTTTGAAAATAAAATTCGAATGATCCACCCCCCATAAATGGGGAGACTAAATTGTCTATTGTAGATAGGTCAAAATTTGCTTGAACAATTTCATCTAACACCTTACACGCCCTGGTTTTACCCCCCGGATACCTGAGTGGCGAGACATTTTTTGTAAGCATCGAATCTACATCCACCATTTTGTTACCTTGAATAACGATATATTATTTTACCTCATTACAATCAATTTTACGGGAGTGGCGCTTTATCTAATATTACTTCTTTGAGAACATTCTTAATGATTTTTTCCTCAAATTTCTTATCTTCTTCTTTGTCACATCCGCCAAGAGCTGCTTTATAATACTTAAAATAATTCTCACAATCCTCGCTACCGATCATTTCCACCTGCGGTTTGCTATTATTATACCATTTATGGAATTGATTATAATTCTTATTTGCGATATTTTTCACAGCTTTTCGTAACATTGTCTTATCACTATCCTCTTTCTCCCATTTCTCATCATTTTTTATATACAATGTTTCGCGTTTTAAATCAGTACAATGCATCGGTCTGGTGTGCAAATCCATCACTTTAATTCGTTCTACCATAACCTTTGATATTCCGTCCACAAACCCTATATTACCTGTCTGAATGAAATCTTCCATGGTGACCTCAATTGAATTAATGAAATCGCTCATAGTAATCGCATCTTTACACGTTTCATTCAAAAAGAAATTCAGATTGAATTTATTGTTATTTGTTGTATTATTTATTGTATTGCCAATCTTGCCGTCTTTAACCGCCTCTAATAATTGTTCTTGTAATCCAATATTTTGTTTGCTCTGTTCCATCATTAACTCTTTGAACTCTTGGTTTTGTTTCAACAACTCAATTACAATTGACGCATCTATCGTTTGTGTTTTCATTTCATCATTCTGACGTTGGGTCTGCAATCGTGTCGAAATACAGTGTTTTTTATGAGTATGCAAACTTTGTCTATGTTTATAAACATTTCCACAATCACATCTGTATTCTATCAATTTAAGACATTTGGCGTCAGTATGTGCGTCAGTATTGTGTTTTATGGTGTTACAATGTTTCGTATAATCACTTTTAGTACTGCATTGATAGTCACATTTCTCACAACAAAAAACGTAGGAGTTTTTAGGAGACATTGCGTCAGTATATCATACTGACAGATAAACTCTCTAAATCAATTTTCAGCGTAATATACTTAAAATAATTATGCAGCCAACTCAACAAATCATACATCGGATTCAAACCATTATGCTTTCAACCCAAAAATCACGGTTTTCTGTTACAAACATTTCTTTCCACTTTTTAAAATTGGACATTTATTTTTGTCCATTTTCAAATAGCGATGCCATTTCTTTTCTGGAGTTTTATTAATTTTTAACGTAAAAAATGTAAAGTTCCCCCAAAAAGAGCTATGTGGGCATTTTATCTACTAGAACTTCTTTGAGAACATTCTTAATGATTTTCTCTTCGAACTTCTTGTCTTCTTCTTTGTCATACCCTCCAAGAGCCGCTTTATGGTACTTGAAATATTTCTCACAATCCTCGCTACCGATCATTTCCACTTGCGGTTTGCTATTATTATACCATTTATATAATTGATTATAATTCTTATTTGCGATGTTTTTCACGGCTTTACGTAACATTGTCTTATCACTATCTTCTTTTTCCCATTTATCATCATTTTTTATATATAGTGTTTCGCGCTTTAAGTCCGTACAATGCATCGGTCTTGTATGTAAATCCATTACTTTAATGCGTTCTACCATCACTTTGGAAATGCCATCTACAAACCCAATATTGCCGGTTTGAATGAAATCTTCCATGGTGACCTCAATTGAATTAATGAAATCGCTCATCGTTATTGCATCTTTACACGTTTCGTTCAAAAAGAAATTCAGGTTAAATTTATTGTTATTTGTTGTATTATTATGTATTGTATTCCCGATTTTACCATCTTTTACAGCTTCTAATAATTGTTCTTGTAATTCAAAATTCTGTTTGCTCTGTTCCATCATTAATTCTTTGAATTCCTGATTCTGCTTCAATAACTCAATTACCAATGTAGCATCAACAGTTTGAGACTGAGATGGTAATGTCGTAGATAGGCTTGTCGTGTGCTCTTCAATATGGGTATCCTCACATTCTACACATTTCTGTTTGTGTTTCCATAACCCGACACGAGACATATATATTTTTGCACATATATCGCATATCCAATTTGTATCATTCATATGCGGCAACTTATCTGTTAACGATTGTTTCCTAAGATGTTTTGCAGTGGTTAAATGCTTGGTATAACTACTTGTTTTGCTCGTAGAATAATCACAATATTCACAATTATATATCGGAGCAACTTTGAGCAACTTATCTGTTAACATTTTCTATATAGTTTGTTAACACAAAAGTTGCTCTAAATCATTTTCAGCGTAATAGTTGTAAAATAATTATGCAGTCATCTCAATAAATCATACACCGAAATCAACCCATTATGCTTTAAATGCAAAAAACACGGTTTTCTGTTACAAACATTTCCTTCCACTTTTGAAAATTGGACATTTATTTTTGTCCATTTTCAAATAGCGATGCCATTTCTTTTCTGGTGTTTTACATAATTTTTAACGTAACAAAATGTAATTTACATACGACGGTCGATATTATTACACCAACTAAAAAGAGAATAAATGTTATTATACAATATAGTTCGCCGTATGATCACCATAGAGAATTATCGTAAAAAGTTTGATATAATATTGTCAGGATTGGCGATATATTCCATTGTATTCATATACTCGGTTCGCGGGGACTTATATAATCTGTTTAGAAAACGAGCTGGTAACCCCTCATTTTATTTAGGAATCGTTTTAATGGTGGCAGTTGTCTTGTTTTATCAATACTATGATGCAAAACTCAATTCCTACAAAACAAAAGAGTTATCCGAAGAAGATAAACAACATTTGGCGACATTGCAGACAAATGTTGGGCATTTGAAATTTGCTATAATAAGTGGGTTTTCTGCGATAATAATCGGTTCTCTTGCTCTTATCAATAAAATCATTCCCGGTTTTTTTATTACGTTAGTGATGACGTATTACGCCGACCAAAATATATAAAATCGTATTCAATTTGATTATGATGTGCGGTTATTGACACGGTAATGGTTAAAAAATATTTGATGTAATGTAAAAAAATAACTAGGTTATGTGTGTAATAAATTATAACAATATATGTAGTAACAAATGATTAAGGCGTATTGAATAAGGCGCACATATTATCCGCTTCTACATTTACTGCTGGTTTTGTAAATAAGTTCGTAATCATTTCATCTGTTCTAAAACGAATAGTATAATCTTGTTGAATATTATTGCGACCAATGCGTCCCATTGCTTGTAATGTTTTTTGTTGTGTCATATTAGTAAGGTCTTTGCCGATAAATCCGTGACAAAACTGATAGTTTGTACCGTAAATATAGTCGGATGAGGCAATAATAATAAATAGGCGTTGTTCGTCTGCAAGTTTTTTCATAATTTCCATATATTGAACATTTGGATTTTCAATAAACATACCAATCCCCAATAACAACAATACTTTGAAATTGTTGCTAATGTTAAGTTGCATAATTTCTTTTGCAGTTACCTCGTCAATATTTGCAACAAAGGCGTTTTCGCGAACTTCGCCGTCGGGCGTCCAACAATTTTGATGGGGGCGTGAATTCGGTATATAAATCGGGTCCAGACCAACTGATCGTAATTCTTTTCTAAGTTTATTTATCTCATTCATCCACGCTTGCGATTCTTTGCATAATCGACCACTTTCTCTGGCAGCCGAACTTTTATCATCCGAACAAGATCCAGACTTGGTTTCTTTTACTAAAATATCGCTTTCAAGACGATCAATGCGCGCAATAATTTCCGTATTTGTAGTAATCTTCGCGAGAATATTTTGAAATACCGTCGGGGCAATATTAGACTGTTGTATATAAAAGTTGCCAATCTTATTCACATCATCTGCCAGAAATATAGTTGGACCATCAGATAAGGTGTATGCGTCAGAGGTTGTTAGCAATATACCAGAACTAGCGGATGTAGTAGTAGCAGCGGCAGCAGCAGAGGCGTTCGCGGATTTTGACGGAGCAAATACACTGGTCGTTCGTGATAACGCAGCACCTGCTCGCGCGGTCTGTTCTACACTGGTAGACTTTGTAATGCCCGGTTTTGAATCGGCAAACTTCTTTTTGCGAGTAATAGTAAAATATTTGTAAATTTTGCTCCAATTTTCGGGATCAATGCGCAACAATAGATCCAAATAGTATTCTTTTAATCGATTCATAGAGATATTGCTAATATTATCTGTAAAATAGGAATCGATTGTGTAGGCTTCATCAATGAGATTTTCGGCATTTATATACTCAATAAATCGAATAATCTCACGCAAGTCGAAATACCTTAACAATGTTTTATTTTGTTCGCAAAACCGGGTGCATTCGTTTAGTTTGGTAAAGTCCGAATACATAAAATGCGGTAAAACACAATAACCAGATTTGTCCAATATAGGAATCGATTTTCGACAATCATAACTGGTAATTGTATGTACTTCGGCGTCTTCAAACTTGCATTTAAAATCCGCAAATACTGGTTGCAATTCATCTGACGTAGGCAATGTTGCACACGATAATACCATCGTCGGGATTTTATTATCAGTCCAATTTTTATGAATAATCGAATGTAACGGATGTTCTTGTGAATCCATTGTAATTGTTGGTTCATCCCAATAAGTAATAATTCGTTCTGCTGGATTGAATGCCAGCATATAATGCATTGCAGTAATATAGGATTGAATATCACAAACCATTATTTCAACATTGTCACCAACGCTGTTGTCGACCTTTCGTATTCCGCCGGAACGTCTATCGCGAGTAAAATCAATTGCCGAGAAGTAGTGGAGACGAATATCAGCAGCGGATTCACATCCAAATGCAAACGCGACTTTTTTCTCCATTGAAATGGCAGATTTTGCCAAAGCAAGCCCGATATGACGGGCAACACATACGAAAATAATACGATAATTTTCAGAAAGTCCAATTGGGGACAATGTCTTGCCAGTACCGGTTGGAGCAGTATATAATATTAATTTTGGAACGAAATCTGGTGTTTCTGCTGGGCGTTGGTTATTGCAGATAGTGAAAAGTGTTTTTTGATGCGCGAAGAGCGTTTTGTCCTCATATTTGAATAGGTATGAATTTCGTTCAATAAACTCATATGCATTGGTAATAATTTCGCTAGTTTTTGTAAATGAATTTGCATATTGTAGAATATCGTCTATGATTTTCATCAAATAACCGTTTAGGTTAGCAATGGATGTTTTTTTGAGTTGCATAATGGTGTACAAGTAAAAGGCATATTTTTGTTTTTTTTTATATATTTGTTTGACAAGTTCTGAGACAAGGTCTACTAATACGAATTCAAACACAAGTGATTTATTATCACCGAGTGTAGAATCCAAATTTTGAAGACGGAATCTGTCAAGACTTTTCATCGTTTTTAGTTCGCCTCCACCGAGGCTTTGAAAGGTAATCTCGCTAAGTGGAGTACCCTTTCCATATTTAGAAAGGGTCTTAACAAGAGTGTCTTCAAAGTATTTCTTAAATAATAATAACTCTGTTTCCGGAGATTTATCTATTTTTAAGAATGAATACAGTGAAAGATGCTCATTCGTATGAATATTTACATCGTGGTAACCAGAAATGATTAACTTTAAAATGTTTTTTTCGCTTTGTGATACGGGCACCTCAATGGTTTCCCATTCTGCGCGGGTCAATTTGCTCTGAGTAAGGTCCATTATTAATTAATTAGTTGATTTAGGTAATATACCTACTTGTGAATGCAATTAATAAACAGGTTTAGAAGCAATCAATTTTTTACAGATAAATAGTGATAAAATAGTATAATTCAGTATATTATGGATAAATACAATCGCCTGTGTTCAAATTTAGAACAACAAATAGAGAGATACTGCGAGAACCGAATCGCGAAAGACACATATTGTTCTCTAATACAACTGTTTTATGAAGATTGTACCAAGTTTCGTAATCAGAAAATGCGTGCAATGATGATAGAACGTGGCAAAATCGAAAATAAAACAAAAGCCGCGTAAAATATATAGAAATGTTGAATATGAATATAGTAGCTAATGTTCAACAAATTATTCAAAACAACCTATAATAATGTTTCATTTGAAGATGTACAACACGTCTTGTCAAATCCAGCTGATTATATCATTATAAATACTTTGCCAGTGACAAAACAACAATGTTTGATAAAAAATACCATCTCATATCAAACAGAAGAGAACCGGATAAATGAATATCTAAATAACTACGATTTTGACAGTAAAACATTTATCATATATGGTGAGAATGCAAATGACGAAAAAATAGAGACGAAATATAGTCAGCTAAAAGGACTCGGATTTACAAAAATATATTTATACAGAGGAGGAATGTTCGAATGGTTATTGTTGCAGGACATATATGGAGCGGATGAATTCCCAACAACAAGTAAATTGCTTGATATCTTACAATATAGATCAACGAGAACCATATCGTAATTAAACGGTGGTTAAAACGGGTGTTTCTTCGTCATTCGTGCTAAGTTCAGTAACGCGATTTTCTGTACAAATTTTATCAGGATCAACGTAATTATATTGCACACGATCTTTTAGATATGCAGAGTAAAAGATGTTCTCTTCGGTGTTTGCTAGTGCATTTGTATCAACCAGTTTTCCAGCGAGGAAGAGGACGTTGGTAATAAAAACACTCGTCGTTTTACTATCCAAATAGTTGTTATATATGGAATAACCGCTAAATATAGTGTTGGCTAAGAAACAGAAGAGCGCGATATAACAGGCGGTTTGATAACTATGGTCTAGTGTGAGAACCTCGGTTCTCTTTTTTTCAGGTAAAAGGAGTAAGGCTTCGCCGACTGCGTCATTATCACACGCGAATTCCTTATGTACCTCTAAATAATTAATCATTTTGGTTTCACGTTTCATCTCAACGACATATAGATATACGAATGCAATAAGAGTAGCGATATTTACGCCGGCATTTGCACTATATACATCGGTACTTTTAAACATATTATCCATAGCGCCGCACATTTGTTCGCCACATCGTTGAGGGACAAACATCACAAGCATTGTCCCCATTAAAACGCGATATAACTCTAAAACAAAGGAAATGGACACATTGAACTTTTGCATAAAATCTTGGTCATTTAACTTGTCAGTAAGGCATTGACAGCATTTTTTCGGTTCAGCAACGACAGATACGTTTGTTTCGGGGGTAGGTTCGGTAATGACCGGAGTAACTAATTCTGTATTCATAACAGTATAGATATTACGCATATTTTTTTTGTTAAGGTGACTTAAAAAATTGAACTAAACAAAATGCGATTTAGAAATAACATCTAATATAATAATATTATAATTAATTATAGCATTATACAAGAATGACCCAACCAATCATTATATCAATCGAGGGCAATATCGGTGCCGGAAAATCCACTATACTCGAAGAGTTAAAATCTAGACATAGCGGATCGACAGATATTATATTTGTAAAAGAGCCGGTTGATATTTGGGAGACTGTTCGTGATGAGGACGGAAAGACGATACTAGAAAAATTTTATCAAGATTCTAAGAAATATGCGTTTCAGTTTCAAGTGATGGCACTTACTACCCGTCTCTCGTTATTGCGCAATACGATTCGTGAAAACCCGGACTGCAAAGTACTGATATGTGAAAGGTCGGTGGATGCAGACAAGCAAATATTCGCAAAGATGTTATATACCGATGGTGTGATAACATATATGGATTATAAAATATATTGCTTACTTGCGGATGAACACGCCAGAGATTTTGATATGGATGGATACGTATATATCAATGCAGATGCGGATGTATGCCATCGTCGCATCACAAAACGTTCAAGATCCGGAGAAAGTCAGATCGAGCTAGAATATTTACAAAAATGCAAGAAGTATCACGACGATTGGTTGGGGAAATATGAGGAGTGGGAATGTAATAATAATAAAATTAATACTCAGGTATTAAGTTTAAATACAAATGCGGATGTTACCTATGATAAAAACGATGCAGCGGACCAAGGTAACAAATGGATTAATGAGATAGAACAATTTATAACAGAAATAATTGCAAATAAAAAGTAGGCGTATGAAGAATACTTAGTTGAATTTTACAATAATTTTAACAACTTCTTTTTTTATACATTTGCACGCAGAAACAGACAATTCCTCTCGTCGTTTTCTTGTTTTTGAGCTTGAACCAGCTGCAACAGATGATGAAACAATGTTCTCCTCGTCGACCGGAGTACGTCGCTTGGTAGTGCTATTGCGTTTATTCATATCATTTTCTATGGTATCATAATTATTTTTAATATAATCAATAATGTTGTTCTCAATCGCCCATTTAAAAAAATTCAATTGTCCGATAGTGGTTTCCATGTATTGCTCGTTATCATAGGGGATAGACACACGGTCCCATCGACAAAACGGGTCAAATCGCTTTTTTGAATAAGCTTTTAGTTTTAATTTATAATCATTATACACCTTAAATCTAGAAATAGTTTGCACGTGTTCAGTGCCGGTTGTTTGTTCATACACGGTGTAATATTTTTTTGCATAGTTTGTAACAAACCAATCTACTATACGCAGTGAGATATCGGATTCACCATTAATAATTTTAATCATTTTGTTGAGATTGTCGCGATTATTATAAAAATCCATTAAACTGGACATTAATAGATCATTTTGTGTATTTAATGTGTTTGAACGTGACATATTTAATATTTAGTATAAGTTTTGTTTATGCAGTTTTGTTTATAAATATTATTTGATATAGACCGTGTATTGAATAAAATATACGACATAAAAAGTTAGTTTTACTACTTACACCGACCGAATTCAAATATATATTTTCACATATTTGAATAATTATGTTACACAATAGAGTTACTTTCTATATGTTTTGGTGTGTTTTGTAATGTGTTTATTGAGTAGGCGTTTTTTCGTATGACGTTTCCCCCCAGCGGTTTCTTTTTGTTCTGTAACCGTTTTTTTCAAGATAGACCTGCGTTTTTTTACATCCGTTATTCGCGCAGTTGTCGAGATGGATTCCTCTAACATTACATTTAATTGATCTAGTTCATCCGATAATTCTTTCTTCATTGTGTTCAATTCGGCAATTTGTTGTCTTTCATTTTGGACAGATTCCATTGCTGTTTTTAATAATTCCAATTCGTTTTGAGTTTTAGCTGCCTCTAACTCTGCGGCACTTTTAAACAAATTCAACGTTTTAATATAAGATAGTATTGTTTGCACTTCGGTCGTGTTTGTCACGTTATTTATCTTGCGTTTTAACTCATCCAACGCGTCAGATAATTCTTTACGTAGATATATTTCGCGTGCAACAATTATGGTAGCAGTTAAACCGCCAGTATGTTTTAGAATGGATATTCCAACAGAAGAAGTAAAAATAGTATATAATAATTTTAGGATGTCTTGTGGTATTCCAGTGTTTCCTATATAACTAACTGCAATAACATACAAGCTAATGATAGACAGATTTTGTTTTGTATACTCTATTATCTCAGTTACACTATTATTTTCACGCGTGTTTTTTAACAATCCAGATGCTCTTGCCCACGCATAGGACATATAGCTTTGTGCACAGTCACTTAAATTATTATAAATTTCTGCACCACGTTTCAATATGTAATTTGTATTGCTTTGAATTGCTGCATTTAAAGCCGCTATATTCAATATGGTTTTGTCTGGCAAAATGCTATAAGTATAAAATTCAGCGAGTGCTTCTGGTGATTCTATTTCATCAACAGTTGGCTCAATTACTTGTGGGATATTTTGACGCTTTGTCCTAGACTTAGACCTTGACCTAGCCCGCCCAGCACCACCTTTTGACGGATTATTCACTAAGGATAACGCTTTCATTACTAAGGTCAGATCGTCTTGGTTACATTCAGTAGAAATGTCTTGTTTTTTGTTAAGAGAATTTAAACACCGAAATAGATTATCTAAATTGATTTTCGTGTAAGTTTTACGGAATTCGGCTTTTGTTAAATTCGGGTTCGATTCTTTTGCATTAGCGTAATCTGCATCAAATTCACGATACATTTCAAATATTTGGTCTTGACTTTTAATTTCCCCGCAGTATCGGGCAATATCTATATCTACATCACGAGCAGTTTTTTGAGATTTTAATTGTTTAGTTGCGCGTTTTTGTCTAGAAACATCCGAACGATTTGTCTTGTTCATTCTAAAATGGTAATTATACTATATACATAGATTCTTTTATCAAAATGCGTATTCCTAAAATAGAAAAATAAAACTCACTTATATGTATAGATGTTCGCTGAAAATATAATACGAATTATATTCCAAGCATTAGATAAACTATTAGTATCGAATATGGGTTTAGATGAGAATATTGATGAAGATTTTGATTATATGTCAAGGTACAACGATCACGACGCGTGATTTAGCAAGTTTATTATTATACGCGAACAGTTTGTAACAAGTTCTCAAAATCATTACATAATTCTTGCACGGTTTCATATGCGGTTTCACAAAAGACTGGTTGATTATAAAATTGTAATAACATTTCTGGATTTTCCATTAAAAACTTGACTTTGTAATATGCATATTCAATCGATTTATCATCAAATGAATTGTAGAATATAATTCGGTTTTTATTTAATATTTTTTCATCATATTCATCAAACCATCCAGCATATATTGGAATTGCTCCACTTAAACAACACTCCATTAGTTTTTCGGTGATATATCCAGGTACATTATCATAATCAAAATTTTCAGAACATATATTAAATTTATAATTTTGTAAATAGTTAATTTTTCCGATTTTATTCAATTCCTCATTAGAACAGTTGTTAAATAATGTACTTGGACAATCAATATGCCCAATATTTATTAAACGTTCATATATACACGTTCTCGTCTTTACATCCCAATGATTAATTAACGCGTTAAACCGTTTCGCATTTAATTGGGATAAACTTGTATTTTGTATAATATAATTAATGTGGCTGTAATAGCATTTATTTTTGTAATCAAAGATAGGAATAAACATATATAATGGAAATTTGTATCGTCCATTTTTAGGATCGTGGTTAATGCATCCAAAAAGATATGGAAATTTATTTTCAGTAAATGCTTTATATGAATATTTACACGCTGGACGTGGTTCGCTTCCAAAATATTGGATTGGTTCAGTTATGAATAACATTGTTTTATATCGCGACAAGGTAAAAATTTTGTTATATTCGGATTCTTGCAATCTAATATCTACAACCAAAATACATCCTAAATCATATTTTTCAAAGAATTCTCGCCAACACGTCTCATCGTAAAGGACTGGCATAATACAATAATTTAATATTATATTATGTTTGATTTATCGCAATTTGATTCATTATACAATAATTGTATGGTTTTACAAAACAATTATATTTTGTAATTGTTTTGTTTCATATTTCTTTTTGGTCGGTGCAATCGCCACATTTCAGCTTACTACCAATCATTCGAAAATAATGATTGTTATACATTACATTGTTGGCTAATGCTTTTGCTAATGTTCTATCGCTCATTTTTAGTTGTTTTATGCAGTCATATTTACACCCGAATTCTTTTACTAATTGGTTGTCGCCGGTATATTGCCCGACACCATCTTTATACAATAATGGGTTTCCATATTTTTGTTCAAACGAGTATCTCAATTCATCCGCGCATTTATCATATACTGCATAATAATGCCCGTTTGTTGCCGATGCATTTTTTACAGGATTATCTAATGCAGAATGTGACGCATACCCGTTTTCGATGGCGGCGGTCTTTCGGTCGATATACACATTCAAAATTTCGGTCTTATCGTAATTCATCTTTGCAATATAGCCGAGATTTTGTGCCTTGGTTTCTTTCGTTGGTGGCAAATCGTGGATTACATTCGGGTCCAAACTTCTATCTACAAACGCCCAACGATATTCATTATAAACGGTATTTTCTTTTACCGCCTTATCAATGCTCGGTCGTTTCACCTTGAAATTATATTCCTTCAAACATTCAGCGACGGATTCGTACACTTTTACAATAGTCATCGTTTCGGGATTGATTTTTTGGAGACGTGGTCCGACGGTTACTAACGGTTGATTAAACCCGGTGGTCGTTTTAGTTTGTGTTGAGTTTATTTTGGATATTATATCCAGATTCATCGTCTCTAGATGATCTATTTTACACGATAACTGTTTTACAGTTTGAAGCAATTCGTGAATTAACACATTGTCGTTATTGGATGTTTTCATTTCCAACATTAATTTTAATTGTTGAATTTCTAATTCTAATTTATGTGTATCATTGTCGTTAAAATATTTGATATTATTATTGACTATATCTAATAAAGTATGATAAGATAGGTTTTTTCCGATTAGAAAGAGTTCTAGCTCGGTTTCGTGTCCAGGTAGGTCGTTTACTCTATTTCGTCTAACCGAATCGTGTTCTTTAATAAAAGTTTCAAAGTCTTTGCTCTTATTTACGGCAAAACAATCTAATAATAAACATTCTTCGTATTTCGTTTTATGTTCATTATATCTACCCAATACTCCTCTGCGACTTTCGCCGATTTTTACGACATATTGTCCATTTTCATATGTTTTTACCTTGATTACATAAAAAATAGCCCCGCTCGTTGCATATTCTTGCATCAATACCTTTTCCCTTTCCAACAATTTCTGTTTCGCTAATTTGGCGTCGTATTCTTGTTTGTTTTTGTCTTCTATTTGAAGGATTTGTTGTTTTGCGTTTTCTAATTGAAGCTTTAATTCATTGCTTTCTTCTACTAAAAAATCTTGTAAAACAGTTTCTAATTTAATATAATAATCGTGAATTTCATCTGCCTTTTTGGTTCCCGCTTTCAAACAGAATTTTTTAAACGTGTCAATATTTAACATAATAATTTCTTTATTGTGACCGCCTCTTGCGTCAGACGTTTGCTTTTGTTGCAACAAAAGCGATTTTGTAAAATCTGTATTTAAAACAAAATTTTTTTCAAGAAGCATTTTTGCATTTACTTTTTGACTAAACCCCAACCATTTCCAAACATTATCAAGGTCAATTACGAAATCGTTCTTGTTGTCGTGCTTCAAATAGCAATAAAAACTTGCTAAAAACATCTGTTGTTCGTAATTATTAAAGTGTTGTTGCACCTTTTCTACTATTTTTGACTGGTAATTACCATTTAACTTGGTAATTGGATTGCTTTCAATGAGATTTACGATGTCTACGCTCATTCTATACATTATTTATCAGTAGTTCTTTATATTATTTTTTGCTTTAACAATCAAAAAACAACAATGAATACCACTAATTTTCAAACAGAACATGTTAATATTTAACATAATTATTTCTTTATTGTGACCACCTCGCGTTTTATCATCTTGCACACCCCGACGGAGGAGCAAAATTTTATAGTTGTTGTTTAATAGTAAAATTAATTTATATTTTTTATAAATTAATTAATTAGATTTTATAATTTTTTATTTTTGTTTTATTAGTAAAAATAATATTTTTATTATAAATGCTTAGTTGCTGTATGCAACACCAGCCATACCACTCATCACACGCAAGACATTGTAATTGACGGCATAGACACGGACCTTGGCGGTGTTGGCACCGGACACGGTTCCGGAGGAAAGCACAAGCTGCATCACTGCATTATCAATGCGAGAGAAGTTGCACGAACCAGAGGGCTGATGCTCCTCGGGGCGAAGGGCAAAGGAATACACGTTGATACCAGTATCGGGGGCACGGGTGTGGTGTTGGAAGGGTTGAACAGTGTCGAAGTAGGAACCCTCACGCTCGGAGAAGCGGTCCTGACCGTTGAGCTGCAACTTGGCAGTGACAACGGGGTTCTCACCCCAGCAGTGCATGTCGAGGGCAGTCTCAGCAAGCACGAAGGTACCGGCATCGGTGAGGTTGGC